TCTCTAATGCGTGTGGGTTGGGCTGCGCCAGGGTCTAGTACCTACCAGGGGGTCAACACAGACCTCCATGTTCGTATTATGAACACTTTGAAGAGTCAGTTGCAACAGCAGTCTGACCAACTTCAACTAGACCACCAGCAAGAAGATGTCGTGGATGGAGGTAATGCTGCATCTATTCAATTTCACTTTTTGTTAAGCCCGACCATTGCCGATAATGGGGCGACATTAACTACACAGATTTTCCACTTTGATGCCAATTCTGGTGCGAGTGGTTCAGCAACTTGGATATTTCCAGAAAGACTTTAGGAGAATTATAAAATGGCTGTTTTGCTACAAATTCGCCGTGATACTGCGGCTAACTGGACCGCTGCTAACCCTGTACTCATGGCAGGCGAAATGGCATTGGAATCAGACACAAATAAAATAAAAATCGGTGACGGTACAACTAACTGGAATACCCTTCCCTACTTCACGGTAGGTGCTACTGGTCCGATTGGACCGACTGGCTACACGGGACCAACTGGTGCGACAGGACCAACTGGATATACGGGACCGACTGGATGGACGGGTCCTATTGGTCCTACTGGTGCCACTGGACCTCAGGGAGTAACTGGACCAACTGGATGGACTGGACCACAAGGTCTTCAAGGTGACACGGGACCTACGGGACCTCAAGGCATCATTGGACCAACAGGCAATATTGGACCTACTGGTGCTCAAGGTGTCACTGGTCCTACTGGTCCACAAGGCGATACTGGCGCAACTGGCGACACAGGTCCGACTGGAGACACTGGACCAACAGGTGCTGCATCTACAGTAACTGGACCTACTGGACCTACGGGTTGGACTGGACCAATTGGAGCAACAGGTGCAACTGGTGCTGCCTCTACTGTCACAGGACCAACGGGTCCAACAGGACCACAAGGTCAATCATCTTCTTTTTATGATTATAAAGCAAAGACGACAGCAACAACTGGTGACCCTGGTTCAACATACTTGCTGTGGAACAATGCTACACAAACTTCTTCAACGGCATTGCACATTGACCACATTGACAAAGATGGTTATGACATTCACATCTTCTTGATGCTTTTGAACACTGGCGACCATGTGACCATTCAGGATGCTTCGGATTCAACCAACTACCAGACATGGCATGTAACTGGTGCACCGACAGATATGACTGGCTATATCGTTTTGCCAGTAACTCTGGATGATTCTAATGGAACTGGTACGACTGGTTTTGGCAATAACTTAGATATTCTTTTTATTTCAGTTAGCATTGGTGACACTGGTCCAACAGGACCGACAGGTGCAACTGGCGCAACGGGTCCTACAGGGGCTACAGGGGCTACAGGAGCCACAGGAGCGTCTATAACAGGACCACAGGGTCCAACAGGCGATACTGGTCCAATTGGTCCTACAGGACCGACAGGAGACACAGGACCTTCTGTAACGGGTCCTACGGGTGCGACGGGCGCAACTGGTGCGACAGGACCAACGGGTTCATGGGCAACCGCTCAAACTGTTACTACAATTCCAACAGGAACAACGCTTGCATCATCTGCTGCTGGAGTTTTCCACAGAGTTGTTAACTCGCTAACAATCACAATTGATAGCACGACTGGATTTGCACCAGGACAATCTGCAGACTTCATGAGAGAGTCGGGAGCGGCTGCATTTGCTGCAGGTTCAGGAGCAACTATCTATTCAACTCCAGGTCTTAACTTTAGAGCACTTTACTCAGTAGTAACACTTATGTGTATTTCAACAAATGTTTATGTTCTATTCGGAGACCTAAGTTGATATGGCAATACATCGTGGAAGTAATCAACCGAAATTAGTCCCTACAGCAGTAGCCGATGCCGCCACTAACTTTAACCAAAGTCAGGCGACATTAAATGCAACTGTCAGTGCAAACGATTATCCAACAGATGTTTATCTTGATTGGTCAACTAGCCCAACCTTCACAGGCGGTTATGGCACTGTGTTGGTCGGAACCATTACTGGTCAAAACCAAGCAGTAAGCGGTCTAGCAACTGGTTTAAATCCTGGAACTGTTTATTATGTGCGATGCCGTGCATTCAACTTAATTGGTACTGGCATTAGCACTAATACCATTTCTTTTACAACTTGGTCATTAAAGACTTATTTAAATACAACTGCTGGTTCCTACTCTGTCAGTATTCCATCAATTCCTGGTGTCGCTCCAGTCATCTACGAAATGCTTCTTTATGGAGGCGGTGGAGGTGCAAACTACGGTGGTGGAGGAGGCGGCGGATATCGTCTCGCTGCTTCTCATACATCATCAGCAACTGGAACACAAACAGTTAGTGGGACAGTAGGAGCAGGCGGTGCTGCTGGAAATGGTGGCACTGGTACTGGTACTGCAACAGCGGGTGGAAGTACAACATTAACTGTTGGCTCTACAACATGGACTGGTGGGGGTGGAACAGCAGGAATGCATCCAGGAAACTGTGGTGCACCAAACGGCAACGGAGGCACTGCAGGCACAGGAGATAACTATGCCTATGGCGGTGGTACTAACACTTATGGCTATTACTACATTTCTGGCTATGTTCAATACTGCTGTGGTGGTTATGACAAGTTAGGTAACTGCCAAGGTTTCTGTCCCGATTACAACCAGCCAATCTATTCATATGACTGTGGATACTACGCATGTGGTGGAGGTGGAGGAACAGACTCTGCTGGCACAAATGCCTATACGCAAAACTCAGCATCGCACAATGGTGGAACAGGCGGTACTGGCGGTGGAGCATATGGACTCAACGGAGGAAGCGGTGGTGGAGGCTATGGCACACAAAGCACTGGTTCTCAAGGAAGTGTTGTTGCAGGTGGAACTACCTGTGGTAGAGGTGGAACATCATTTGCTGCAGGTCAGGCTGGCGGTGTCACATTTAAATACTATGGACCATAACGAAGGATAAATATGGAAGACTTTACATTAGAAAAAATAAAAGACTATAAGTTGTTTTATGTTCTCAAGAAACTTAAATCAACATCACGCACAATTGTATTGTCGCACAGACAATCACACATCAATGCTGTAGTTGAAACAGATAAATACGATTTGTTTAGAATCGGACAGGATAAAGTTCTTGTTGCATTTAAAAGCGTATTTCAAAATTCCAACAAGTACAACTATGTAGCATCAAACGGTTTTGAAGAAGAGAATATTATTCTTCAGCCATATGAACGAATCCACGATTACTACAAAACAGATACCGATGATGAACCATCAGGTGTTTTTGTTTTTATTGATTCATGCCCTGTCGTTCTTGAAGGTCAAGATTGGCGTTGCGATAACTCACTTTATGGTCCACGCATATTTGTTCCAATTAATGAAAGTCCCAAAAGGGTTATTGAAGGACTTAACTCAATTAAAGTTTATGAACCAATTTTAAGCATTAATGGTGTTGGTCATCTTATTTATTTTAAGCATGATGGTGATGATACTCAACTTAGATTTGAATACATTAACGATGCAGAACTTCCACAATCTGCAGAGACATTCTCTGAAATAATTAAATTGATTCTTGAATGGGCAGCAGTTGCAGTACCTCCTTTTGAAAACACAGAAGAGATTGCACGCAAAGCAAAACAGTTTGTTGAACGCTTTGGAATTACAGAAGAACTTGCTGGTAATGCTCCAGATATGCAAGTTGCAAAATACTTAAAGGGTGAAGCGACAGCACGACTTCGTACACCAGGTTCTTATCCATTGACACAAGAACAAGATGATTTTATTAAGAGCCATATGTCCTACATGACATTTAGCAAGATTGCACAAATGCATCCAGATTGTTTTAATCTTGAGCAAGTAGTCGCAGTTGAAAAAGAAGCCATTAAAGAAGAATGGGAAGAGGCATTAGTCAAGTACCGCATCTTTGATGCAAAAGAACTCGGAGATGTTGAAGGAGTCTGCGAATACATTGAAAAAGAACAACCGAACGCAGCAATGTTTGTTCGTCTTTTCTTTACACTCCTCAACAAAAAGAAGGAATTGTTAGAGGAGATTGCATAATGCAATTAGAAGAATTAGTAAATGAATACAACTTTAGAAAATGTCGTGGACCAGAAGATGCAACAGATGAGCAGTTGCTAGAAGCGTTTATCTTTTTCTGTAACAACTATGCATACATTAAACATCCGAGTCAGGGTAGGATTGCCTTTACTTTGCGAGATGCTCAGATTGAAACTGCCAAAGCATGGATTGAAAAGCGATACACAATTGTTTTAAAGTCTCGTCAGATTGGTTTCTCTACACTTGCAGCAGCATACGCATTCTGGCTGACATTCTTCCAGCCTGACCGATTTGTAGTCATGCTTTCAAAGACCGAGCGTGAAGCAACCAAGTTGTTAGGCAAGACTAAGTACATCTACAAATTCTTGCCAGACTGGATGAAGGCATCAGGTCCAGAACTAATTCAGAACAATGTTCTTAAAATGGTATTTGATAATGAATCAGTAATTGAATCATTGCCATCTGCTAACGAGCCTGCTCGTGGTGAGTCCGTGTATCTCGCCATCATTGACGAAATGGCTTTCTTGCCTAACCCTGAAGAAGCATGGGCATCTATTGAACCTATTGCCGATGTTGGTGGTCGTGTTATTTGTTTGTCTACCGCTAAAGGTGAAGGCAACATTTTCTTTAATCTCTGGCATGGCTCACAGACTGGCACCAACCGATTCACTGGAATCTTCTATCCATGGTCAGCAAACACAGACCGTGATGACGCATGGTACGAAAAGCAAAAGGCTGAACTTCCTACTTGGCAGTTGCATCAGGAATACCCATCAAATCCAGAAGAAGCATTTATTCGTTCTGGTCGCCCCGTCTTTGACATTGATGCTTTAAATCGTCAGGAAACAAGAACACCACAAACTGGTTTTAATAAAAAATTACAAAGTTCCGAAAACACATGGATATTTGAATCATCAGGTGGACCATTATCCATCTGGCAACTTCCTGTGTATGGGGCTACCTACTGCATCGGAGCCGATGTCGCTGAAGGTTTAGCCCGTGGTGACTACTCATCAGCCCATGTTATTGAGGCTAAAACTGGTGAGGTAGTTGCATCATGGCACGGACATGTAGACCCAGATAAATTTGGTGAAGAAGTTCTTATGCCTTTGGGCTACTTCTACAATGGGGCACTTATCGGCGTTGAGTCTAACAACCACGGATTGACCACTCTAACGGCTCTGAATAAATTAAATTATCCAAACATCTATAGACAGCGCAGGCTTAATCAAAGACACGCTGAAGCCTCTGAGACGCTTGGTTGGCGTACAACTACCCTGTCTAAGCCATTGGCAATTGACGAACTAAATGCCAGCATCCGTGATGGAGACCTTCATGTCATGTGTGAGTACACCATTGCTGAACTTAAAACCTTTGTTCGTGATGATAATGGCTCTACTCATGGCTCACCTCATGACGACCGAGTTATGTCTCTGGCTATTGCTAGACAAATGCTTAAGTTTGTTTGGCTTTCTGAATATAGACCCAAAATAGAAAAGGAATGGGGAACCTTTGATTGGTTTATGGACCAGTTGCCAAAGCCAAAACCAGAACAAACCCGTGCCTTCATCGGGCAATACAACAGTTATTAGGGTCAATCGCCCCTTAAAAAATCAAAACTTGGTTCAAAGGTAATGACTTTGACATAAATATAGGAGATTAACTATGAATTGTGACTGCGGAAAAGAATTAAAGACAGACAACGACCTCAAACGAGGCTTCTGCTTTTCATGCCATGTCAAGGGTGTGACCTTTGGTTTCAGGGGTGCATCGTATGGACAGTCCAATTGGAACAACACAACCATCCGTGAGCAACAGCGTTACTACGAAGAATTGCCAGCATTTAAAGCAGGAAAGATTGAAAAGGTTCCAGAGAGAGCAGAGTTAATCTAATGGAATGGTTGGTCCCTATTGCTGTCGCCATTATTGGTGGACCAGTCGTTGTCCTTTTGCAACAGTTACGCAAGGAAAATACCGAACAGCACGCAGAGTCAAGAGAACTTTTAAAAAGAGTTGCCGACAGAGTAGAAAAAGTTGACGAAAAGTTAACTGACCACATTGATTGGCATTTAACTAAACCAACAAGGAGCAGAGCCAATGGCAGCAAAAAAGAAACAGCATAGAGGATTCAAAGAAGTCCAAAAAGAGATTGCAAAGAAGCAAGGTGTCAGCATGGAAAGTGCTGGAGCAATCCTTGCAGCAGGTGCTCGTAAGGCAAGCCCAGAAGCAGTGAGAAAGAATCCACGATTGGCAAAGATTTCTGGCGTTAAAAAGCCAGCAGCAAAGAAGCAGGCGAAGAAGAAGTAATGCCAGCAAATCCAAACTACGGCAGTGAAACATCAACGACTACGCCAGTATGGGACACAAAGAACCCAAAAAAGAAGTCCAAGAAGTTGTCTCCCGCCCAAAAAGCAAAAGCCAAATCAACTGCCAAAAAAGCAGGAAGACCATACCCAAATTTGGTTGACAACATGAATGTAGCAAAGAAATCAACTGCTAAGAAAGCACCAGCAAAGAAGAAGAAATAATGGCATCAGAACTATGGCAGAGAAAAGCAGGGCAAAACCCTAAGGGTGGTCTTAATGCTGCTGGCGCACGCTCTGCTGGCGTTAAAACTGGTGTTAAGAATTATTCCAGTGCTTCAGATAAAGACAAGAGGCGTTGGATTTCATGGGCAAGAAGGTTTGCTGGTGCAGACAACATTCCACCATTAACTAAACCAAATGGTGAACCAACAAGATTTGCACTCATGTTTACAGCATGGGGCGAAGCAGTTCCAAAAACTGAATCAGCAGTAAGGGCGGTCGCTAAGAAAGCACTGGCTCGTAAAGAAGCGTTAGACCGCAAGGAGAAGAAATGAAACTCAATGAAACCCCAATGGGTACCGCATTTAAAATCGCAATTGAAATTGGTGGCGGGGAAGAGCATGAAAAGGACTACGAAGATAGTCCTCATATGAAAAACAATGTTAAGTTAGCACCAGCAGAAGAAGATTTTGTTGAGGCTCTCTACGAAATTGTTTCAGAGTACGGCAAGTTGGCAGACAATGATGGCAACGGCATCTGGGTTGGCTATGTGCCAGCGTCAGAAAATAAAGAGAATGCAGCAATGGGAGTCAAGTGCTCCAACTGTGCTTTTTATTGCAAAGAGATGAAAGGTTGCCACATCATCAAACAAGAAATAGAACCAGAAGGCTATTGCCGATTGGCAGCAATTGGCGAAGGTCTCGTAAAAATGAAGGATAAGAAATAAAAAATGGCTAGACAGAGCAATTCAGATAAATTAAGTAATTACCGCAATAGGATTGATTCATCCAAGCGTTGGAGAAACCAAGAGCAATATGACCAACTATGGGCGAGGATGATTAACCTTTACCGTGGTCGTCATTATCTAGGTGCTGGTGTAGGTGACCGCCTATTAGTTAATATTTCTTTTTCTACTATCAATACTTTGGCTCCAGCAGTTTCAATTGGTCGCCCAAAGATTTTTGTTAATGCACGCCGTCCTGAAGATTCAGATAAAGCAGTGCTTACTGAAGAAATCATCAACTACTGGTGGCAACACTATGGCTGTCAGAAAGAGTTCCAGCGTGCAGTTAAAGACTCTTTGATTATTGGTCATGGCTGGATTAAGACTGGCTACCGCTTCGTTGAAGAAAAGAAACTTGACGACATTGAAGATACTGCCGATGAAGCAGCAGAACCAGTACCAACTGGTCAGGTTGAGTCCACGATGGTTATCCGTGAAGACCGCCCATTCCTTGAGCGTGTTGACCCATTTGACATGTTTGTTGACCCAGATGGCACATGCATGTCAGACATTCGTTGGATTGCACAGCGTTCACGCCGCCCATTAAAGGATGTGCAGAATGATGAGCGTTATGATTATGCAGCCCGCAAAGAAGTAAGCGCATCATCATGGTCAAAGTGGGGCAATGTCAGTGCTGGTGTTGTAAGCCCTAATAGCCAAATCGTTA